CGCTTCCGCCGCACCTCGATGGCCCGCTGCCGCACGTTCCGGTTGTAGTCCCCGCCCGTCATTTGGGCCGTCTCCTCCTGCGCCGTGCTGAAGCAGGCCTCCACCCGCTTGGTGGCCGCCGTCACCTCCTGCACCGGGTTCAGGTTGGTCCGGGCCGGTCCGTTCCACGCGCAGTCCGTGTATGCCTTGCGCACTGCCGGGTCCGCGAAGAACCCCGGCGCCTGAATGCGCCCCCGGGCCACCGCCTCGGCCATCCACTCCTCGTAGATTGGCTGGCAGAAGTCGTCCGCGAACCAGTCACGCTGCATGCTGCACACCCGCCAGAACTCGTTCAGCGCGCCCCGCGCCGCGGAGTAGCTGGTGGTGAACTGCTTCAGCAGCACCTCCGGCGGGATTTCCAGTGCCGCGCCGATCAGCTTGATCATGGCGTTGGTGAAGGCGTCGTACCCCGTGGTGGGGTGCTTCGGGTCCGCGAACACCGGCTCCTCGCCCGGGTTCAGGTCGATGATGGCTCCCGGCCCCAGCTCAATGCTGGTGGGGTCCTGTGCGTCGATCAGCTCCGCGGCCGGGATCATCTCCCCGAATGGCCGCCCGTCCGCCGGGCTTTCCGACTTGATGAACACCGTGAACATAGCCGAGATCACGGCGGCGGTGATCTCCGCCTCCGTGTACCGCCCCAGCTGCTTCAGGCTCTCCAGCACCGGCGCCAGGATGGGCACGCCCCGCCGCTGGCCCACCCGCTCCCGGTTCATCACGTGCAGCACGTTCCGCCGCCCCGTGCTGGCTCCGTAGGCCTCCACCCGCGCCCAGGTGATCCCTTCCGCTTCCGCGGCGCTGTGGCTGCCCAGTGGGTGCCGGTTGCACACCCAGTAGGCCACCACCATTCCGTCCTGGTCCGTCTCCACGCCCTGTACGATGTGGTGCACCTTGTGTCCCTGCACCGTGCATGGGGCCAGCCGGTCAAAGCCGTCCGGCGAGCACA